CTGACTGTAGGTAACTTCACTGGAATTTTGTCACCACGCAGCTTCTTGTCAATCGGCTTTGAGTCCATGGCCCATACGCGCGCGGACGTCTTGGTCACCTCGTACACGTCACCGTACAGCTTGCGGCCCACCTCCGTGTCAAAGTGCAGACCGCGCTGATTCTCACCCTCGGTCGAGCCAGCCAGAGTCTTTTTACGGAACATGTCCCAGTCGATTTGGTCCCGGACGCTCGGAAACACCATCAGCTGGACACCCTTGTCGAAAGGCTGAATAAGAGTACTGAGTGATTCGGTGTCCAGATTCGTCCCGTAGTCGAAGAATACGAGCCGGTCACCCGACTTGATGAGCTTGGGGATGGACGACTTGTCGTCGACGAAATTTACATTTATATGTTTTCCTTGCATCATGCACGCCCCATTCAGGTTCAGGAGTGAATGAAGCGTTGTTACGGCTATCGAGCGGTTGCGGCACATAAGAATTACATGTACGACGCTCATTGTTATAAGTTATATGTTAAACCTTAAGTTCCGCCTCGAGACGATTCTTGAGAACTCCAAAGAAACGGATGTTGCCGACGTGGCCTAGGACAGTCGTGACGTCAGCGTAAATCTTCCCACCCATCTGCTGCCAGCGCCGGCAGAAGGCATAGTCCTCTGACAGGTAGCGGCGGTTAACCGGGTCAATCATACAGTCGAATACGGCACAGTAATTCTCAAAGTCGCGGTTCTGGTGGTCGTTCAGGCAGTTGAGTTCGGGGTAATTCTCGAACATGCGCGTAAACACATCACGCTTGATGAGCATGAAGCCGGTCGGCCCGTCGAGCACCTCTGCAAACCCATCAACGACCGGGGTGTTCGGGTACTTGAAATTCATCACGAGCGAGCTCACAATCTTGTTTGGGTCGCGCGTGTCACCCGCCTTGATAGCCTCGTGCGCCTGGTTCCACATGATGGTCTTTTTGGGATAGGCGGCACATGATACGTCATGACCAGACTTGAGCAGTCGGATAACCGCCTCTGGGTCAAAGTGAATGTCGGCATCGATAAACATAAAGTGAGTACAGTCAGTCTTTTGGTAAAAACGGGCGACGGCTATGTTACGCGCGCGGTGGACAAGGGACTCGTTTTCGGTAGTATCCAACATCATCTGAATTCTATTCATTGCACATACACGCTGGAGCTTCAGCAGTGACTCGGCATAGTGCTGCAGGCACAGCCCACCGTAGCAGGGTGTGGACACCATCAGCTTAATCCCCTCCATTATCTCAAACTTGGCAGCAGTCCTTATTTGTTGAGTTCGGCTCTAACTATTGGCTCCAACTTTGCCAGAGTTGGCAAAGAGACGCCACAAATCTCGCAAATCTCCTTCTTGGACAGCTTGCCATTGAGCAGTACGAAGATGACTGCGCACGCCACCGCTTTTGGTGTCCGCCCCTGCAGCTTGACGCACGGCTCCAGTCTTTGGCAGGTGCTGAAGCACTTCATCTTGACGCGGCCCTTGTCCTCCACCTCGATGCTATTGAAGAAGCGCGTCACTAGGTCCTTGGGCATGGTCATGTGAACCTCCTCCGTGTCCGGGTTCTGCTCTTTGAACTTGTCGGTCGTCCGTGAAATGTCACGCTCTTGGATGCCGAAAGCGTCCGAAATCTCCTTGCTCGTCCGGTTCACACCCGCCTCTTTGCACGCCTGGAAGATACAGTTCGCCTTGATTCCAGCGCGCACCGCCCCGCGGCAGAGCACCGCCTCGACAAACTTCTTGTACTTGATTTTGGCAGCGTACATGATATTCTCCGGAAGGCCAAGGCGCACCCGGTTGATGTTCTCCATCTCTTGATAGGCCAGGTAGAGCGCGCGGTCCTGGTGCTTGTTCGATAAGAAAAAGTTCATCACAGACATACGGGTCTGCTTCTTGACTTGCATGTTGCACCCCAGATTCCAGGCGGCACTGAAGTGGTCCAGGTTGGTCGGCATGCCTACACGCGAGGGGTCAGAAACTTCACCGTCGTCACCCATGCCCCCGTTCCACTCTGGCTCGTCCGATATGTATGCATCGTCACACCGCCCGCAGCTTGGACAAACAGGGAGGTCCCCAGCGAGAGTGAAGCCGTTGAACTCGTCATAAACAAACTGCCGGTACTCTCCACACTCACACGTGCTGTGTGACTCGAATCTGCAGAGGGGGAACTCGAGCGGCTCAGGCTGCTGCCCTCGGAGCTGGTCGAACTGCTCCCAGGATACAGCGAGCACATCTGTCATTTGTTTGAAAGGCATGTCGCTCAGGCGTGTACTGCAAGGAACATCACTCGGTTTCTTCCCGCGCTTTACTAGGGTTTAAAAAAAATAGAGCACTGTTAATGGAGGCCGAGACTAGCACCTTTTCTTCCCTGTCTTCCAACTGGGTCTACCTGGCTATCGGCGCCCTGGCGCTCGTGCTGGGCTACTTTATCTACAAGCGCTACTTTGGTCCCAAGACTGGCGGTGCCGTCAGCTTCGCCTCCCCCCTGTCAGCCCCAGCCGCCGCTCCAGCCGCCCCAGCCGCTCCAGAGGCCGAGGTGGAGGAGTACGAGGAGGAGGATGATGAGAAGGAGGACTAGAGACAAGGTCATTGACCTTGGACCACCCCATACTTCACACACTTCTTGTAATCCCAGTAAATATCCTTCATAAATAGTTTGTCTAGAACGCTGCTCGGTATGTTTGTATATTTTTCATAAATTTTCTTAAAATTTTTCATAAATCGGTCGTAGTTGCCAACCTGCTCCTTCAGGTCGCTGTACTTTTCCCAACTTCCATCTGTGTTCACTTGATGAATGAGCACATATGAATGTTCATGCATACGGCGCTCGTCCCCGGCCAGCAGCATCATAGTGGCTGCCGACGCGCAGATGCCGTCAGCGACTGTCGTCACGTGACTCGGACACTTGCGGATATGGTCCATAGCACTGAGCCCTGCCCAGAGGTCACCGCCATTGCTGTGAATGTAAACTGTTATCTGGCTGTGCTCCTTGGCCAGCTGACGCAGCTTCATGTTAAACTCGAGCACAGTCACATCCGAAACCTCACAGTAGAAGAAAATCTCATTACCCTGAACCTTCACGAATGAGTCATCCTCTTCAGCCATACTTAGGTCTTGAGGGTCTTTTTTAGCTGACCCAACGGGTCATTCCCTTTCTTGTAGATGACCCTTCGGGTCAACATTTCAGCGCTTTTTTAGCTGACCCAACGGGTCATTCCCTTTCTTGTAGATGACCCTTCGGGTCAACATTTCAGCGCCTTTTTTAGCTGAGTCATAATTCGTGGTTTGATTTTGTTCACTATGGCCAGGTGGTTCAGAATGTCCAAGTCTTGACTGTCAAAGTTGTACTGTCGGAGCATGGTCGGGTCCCCATTCTGACAGTAGTCCCGTATCAGCATGAGACAGTCGACATCCAATTTCTTTTGAACAATATTTCTGAATTTCTTTTGGCGCATACACATATTCTGATACTTGGTCCACATGCTCCCTGGTCGCAGCTTCTCAGCATCGAGGCGGTGCCCTATCATCCGCGCCGGATACAGGATTGCGTGCAGATTGAAGAATGGCAAGAGGTGCCAGTTGCCATCATAGATGGTCTCGTCCAGTATACCAGCCAAGCTCAGGTGGTTAGCCACGTCAGCGTAAAAGTCCATGCTCTCCCCCGGCGCGTCTACATAGTTTTCTTGGACAACTCCCCACATGTATCCGTGCTCGCACAGCGACTCGCCTATGTTGTCATAGACCTCATCCTCTCCCCCCCGACACAACAATCCGTAAATGAAATTTTTAGGAGATTCGAAAACGTCTCTGTCACCCACACTGTCAAACGTCAGACTACTGATGAGCACGTGCAGGTTCCCACCACAGTGGACAGCCATCCGGTGCACCTTCTCCGGGTCGTCACAATACTTTTTTCCAATTGTTTTTAGTTCTTCAAGTGTGCGGTCCTCCCAGCGCACAAGCCGAAACTCGAAATCCTCCCGAATAGGTTCGGGTGAAATGATAACAGTCAGGGAACTGTTGAGCGGTCCCGTGAATTCGCGCGCGCCAATGAGTTCAGAGACTGTGTTCCAGTCGTCTATGAGAATGGGCAAGTTGGTAAATGCGGCGCGCTCCATAAAGGAGATGGTGGACTGTTTGCTCCGCAGCGTGTCATATGTGAGTTCTAAAAAATTTGTAAAATAGTTTCTGACACCGGTAGACTTACCTGACCCGGAGTTGCCCCATACGTTGACTATTGCGGGACCGGAACCAAGGGGGGACTCTGTGACGGGTTTTGTTTTGAGAAATCGGTCCATACATAATTATTACACTTGTATAATGTTTATCTAAACAAAGCAATACGACCTTCGTACCAAGAACATGTCGAAAATCTATCAAGTTCAATTTCATCAGCCATGTCTTGGTCATGTCTGGCTACAATTTCTTTAATTTTATGGAGTTGTTCCTTACGACCACGTTCCATAGCATACAGTTCAATAAGACGCTTGCACGTATTAGTAACCTTGCGCAAAGTTCTTTCTGGAATTTTACAGCCTGTATTTAATCTTTCATTCATTCTTTCGACAGCGACCAAGGGCACTCTTGAATCTGGAAGACTCAAGTCGAGATAATCTCCTACCCATTGTTTTGAACTTATAAAGTCGTCATCTTCCTTCTCTTTTTCCTGGCATGTTAGTTTTTCGACAATCTTAGAGACGAGGACAATGAGAGAGTTTGCTAAAAGACAGATATCCATTACATCAGACGCAGAATTTCCTGAAGGACAAGGTCGATCGGGGTGTTCTTGTTAGAGTTGAGCATGTAGGACTTGGTCAGCATATTCTTCGCCACACAGTGCATGTGCATATGACCCACGCTATGCAGCGGGTCGGGATGGAAGCAGTACGTCATGTCGCGACTGGTCGTATCGTCGTGCAGAGTCTCTAGGTTGCTCAGGAACTTGGCCCGTAGATTCGGTGTCTCGAGCAGAGGAACGTACTGACACGTAAGCTGATAAGCCAGCTCCTCCTTGAAGCTCGGTGTATTCATAAGCTTGTTTACCGTCTCGTACATATGGTTAACCAGCCCATAGTCTGACGGGAGCGCCGTCTTGTAGTTGTAGATGCGCTCGAGAGGCACAGCCAGGAGGTGCACAAAAGACATACCGGCGCGCTCCTCCTTGCCAGGGTACAGCTCGGTGAATGGCGAGGCCGCGTTGAGGTATAGGACAAACCGGTCGTCCCGGTACAAGTTCGGGAAGTTGTTGTCATTCATATGGGTGAAGACTGGGCCCTGGGGGTGCGCGTGGATAGTCTTGAAGGGCGGCGGCAGAGCCATACCCTTCATCAGAGTCCACGAAGGGTCCACATCCGCAAAGGGCTTCTGGGCACGGAAGAGAGCAGCCTGAGCCTCCATCTGTTTTGTTTTTGTCTTGGCTGCTGTCTTTGACTGCCTGAAGGGAACATCGCTACACACATTCTAGCCATTCAGTTCCGCCCATCACTGCAACCCTATTTGGGCTGAATACAGTCTTGACCAGGTCCTCTTTGTCCACCCGTGGGGTGATTTGCTCCAGTGGCCACTGGTACTCACCATCGTCCATGGCGTCCACGATTCCCTGCAGCTCGTAGATGAGTTTGGCCACAGTGTTAACCTGTGGAGAAAGGCTTTCGGACATCTCATAGGCGAAATCATGCGATTCGACCATCGACATCATTTTCAGGACTGGTTTGCGCCCGACACACTCGTAGATGCTTAGACCGTTCGGGTAAAACTCATGACCATGTTTCCATTCAGTCTCTGGAAACTTGGGGTGGGCATCCTTGATAAAGGTCTCAATCTCTCCCACCGTCTCAAAGAACCACTTCCGGTCGCAGCCGGGGCAGTCGTAGCGAGAGAACTTCAGCATGAACATCTTGTTTTGGTTTGAAACTCACTCCGTTCATGGTGCACTGCAGGGAACAACCCTTCTTTTGTTCAGGGCCATAGGCCCTGCTTCCTTTAATAAAGAAGGCTTCGCCTTCATAGAGGTTTTTTTTTCAGGGTCACAGGTAGAATGGAAGAGGATGAGTCACTGACACGTCAGGTGATGTCTATGGTTCTCGAGAACCAGGCGCTCTTCCCGTATCTGGTTGGGTGGGCCGCCTTTAACGTGGTCATCCTTATCCTACTGGTCTACATCGCCATAAGATTAACTCTTGGCCAAAAGTAAGATGCAAAAAATTATTTTGCGGCGCAACCCGAATAGGGTCCACAAGTTCAGGGCGGTGTTCCCAGACGGGAAGGTGGTTCTATTTGGGGCGCGCGGTTACTCAGACTACACCAAGCACAAAGACCCGAAGCGCAAGGCGCGCTATGTCACCAGGCACCGACGTCGCGAAAACTGGCGAGCGTCCGGGCGGTACACTGCTGGGTTTTGGTCACGGTGGCTTCTGTGGTCAGTCCCATCTCTCAGGGGAGCTGTGCACAGAACCGAACAGGCTCTTGGCGGGAAATATAAAATATTTATAAAATAATAATGAGCGGTACTTCAGTTCCTTTCGGTTCAATGATAATCCCTGTAGCGCTCTTCATGTTGAGTGGAGTTGCTCTTGCAAATACATGGGAATCTCGTAAAAGCAAGTTCAAGGCTTTCTTTATGTTTGTGCTGACCGTTGGTCTGTTCTATGGCGGTTATTATTTCATGACAACTGGCAAGACGGTCGGTAATCTCCGTAACAATGCCCAAGCCAGATATGCAAACTTTCAGGCTGCGCGCGCCGCCAAACTAGGACCCACGACAAATGTACCCCCACCAATGGGAGCGGCACCACCACCAATGGCTGCGCCAATGTAGTAAAAAATATCAGTACATATAAATGTTTGGGTTCGCGCCTAAAGGACAGGGCGCACCTAGAAAAATAAACGACCCTTTTGCTCGTATGCTGGGTAGTCCTAAAAAGATTATGGCGAATCTGGGTAACGCACCTGCGAGAAAAAGAACACCACCAAGAACCCCCGAGTGGAAGAAAGTGCAGAGAAAACGTAATGCCAATGCGGCTGCGGCAGCATCAGCGGCTGCTCGACGTGCTGCAAATTATAGACGTAACCGTGCGGCGTCCGCAGAGCGTAAGCGTGCCGCCGCGTCCGCCGAGCGCAAGCACAAGGGGTTTTCGGTTGCAGAGATTAGAAATATTACAGCAGAGCTTGCAAGAAAAGGTTACAAGCAGATTAAAGTTACAGACGGGCGAGGTCGTCAGTATGTCAGTGGCATGCGAGCTCGCTAAAAGTCGACCCTTAGGCAAACTGAGAGTCCGTGTGTGACAGTGCCTGTGACAGCTGTCTAAATGCATCGGGTGTCCGAGTCGCGTCGTAGTTTAGCGTGCGCCCCGGGGCAATCCCCAATGACTCCGCCTCACCAAAGGCGTCGTGATTGGCTCCCAGATACATGAAAACCCAACCATCCTTCTCCTTCTGCTCGACCAGGTCCTTGATGTGCACCTTGGTATACGTCTTTGACGCATTCTCGAGGCCGTCCGTCAGAATGATGACAGTCGGTGCCGTCTGACTCTTACACTCCTTGATGACCTGGCCCATCGCATCCAGAAGCGCCGTCGACCCACGCGGCACAAATGTCTGGCGCGTCAGGGGCTCCACCTCTGCAATGGGCTTGGCCGTGTAGAACACCTTGTACTCGTGGTCAAATTGCACAAGAGTCATGGTCCCGCCAAGCTCCTTCTGCGAATTGACAAAGCTGTTGTAACCGCCGATAGTGTCGTCCCAGCACGACTCCATAGAACCAGAACGGTCGAGGATGAAAATGCGCTCCATTGTTTGTGATATATATACCTAGGGTCTCCCCTTTAGATAACGAAAAAGACGAATATGAGCACAGCTGCCAAAAGTCCAAGAATAATTTTGAGAGGTTTTGATTTGTCCGCCTTTGATGCAAGTGCCGCCTTTGGATCGCCAGATTTCTGTGCCGCCGCCACTGCCGCTGCCGGTACACCTGCTGCGACCGCCACTTGCTCCTGATTGAGCTTCGCCTCTATGCCAGCCGCCACATCTTTCATGTTCGGGTCTTCTTTAGCCTTGTCTAATTCCTTCTGGGCAGCCTCTGCAGCCGTTTGAGAAGCAAGAACTATAGTAGCATCGTTTAGTTTCTTCTCTTCGGCCTCCTTGACCGCCGTAGCCTTTTTGAGATCCGCATCAGCCTTGTCAGCTTCTTCCTTGGCCTTTTTCCTCTCAGCCGGGTTCACCGCCTTTTCGAGTTTCTTTACAGCTTCAGTCTTTCTGGCTGCCGCAAAAACCTGGTCCTTTATGGCACCCTTGACTGCATTCTGACCCACCTTCATGGCGACACCAGCAGCACCACCAACTCCCGGGATAAATGCAGCGGCAACACCTGCCAGCTGACCAACATTCATCGCTATACACTTGGCATCGTTCGGCTTGCACTTGGCGAGCGCTTTGCCGGCAGTCACAGCCGTCTGGGCACCCGAAACCTTGTAGAGCGCTTGGCCAAACGTTTTGCCCATCTTTGCCGGATCACCGCTTGCAAGGTCGTTTGGGTTGACGCCTATAATAGCTTTGGTCGCCACAATGAGCCCCTTTTTCACCTTGCCACCACTGGCCGCATCTGACGCGTTAACCACAATGCCAGCTGCACTCACGGACAAGGCCATCTTCCCTACAGATGTTGCCAGACCAGTCATTCCTTTGGCTGCACACTTCATGTCACCCACCTTGCACTTCCCAAGCGCCTTGCCAGCTGACGCTATACCCTTTGCCGAATTCACCACACCCGACTTGATACCTTCGCCAGCTTTTTTAAAGGCTTGGGTTATAGCTTTTGGACTGACTGGTTTGACTTTTGGTAGTGAAATTTTTGGTAGTGGTTTTGGTTTTGGTATTGAAATTTTCTTTAGCTTAACCATTCCTAATAATATACAGGATAATAATAAATGGAGATATATTTCCTGAGCAGGCAACAGACTGCTGATTTCCTGGGGGCTGACGATGATGGGTTTATCCAGAGACTTACACGGTGTGACCTCAGGGCTAGGCGGTGCCTATCGCACGACGAGTACCGTCAGATGGCTGCTCTCAGTGCCGATGAGTTTACTCTGGATGAAAAAAATAATTTAAAATATTTTTGCAGAGAAGCGAACCGGTACTTTGTCGGCATGCCCAATGTTCCGTGGGTCTTCGCCAAGGCGCAATACGAGGGGGGTCTGCCACACACGCGCAGTGGTGTCATTTTTCTGGATGGTCTTTACGAGACAGAGACTCTGGTCCATGAGCGAGTCCATATTTACCAGAAAATGATGCCGAGTCTGTGCAGAGAGGCTTACAGAGGGTATGTACAAGTGTCCGGGCAGGATGAACTGTATCGTTCGAACCCGGACACTGATAGTAGGATGTGGCTAAAGGATGGAAAAGTGTGTGGAAAATTTTATAATTCAAAAAATCCTATGAGTATTCATGATTGTTCGCAGAGAGCACGGCACCCTCTAGAGGCACAGGCTTACAACTGGGAGCGACTGTGAACGAGATTCTTGGTTGCATTCTCGAGAGCACGTGTCGCCTTATTAATATTCGCGTTCGCCAATCTCTTCAACCTGTTATAGTTGTTTATAGGAATCCCAGATGCATTGGAGACCGCTCGCAGACTCCTCAATTGGTATTGTGCCTCAAGGACTCGGCGCAAATTATTCTGAGCCACCCGAAATGCATTTTCGGCGGCGCGCAATCCAGTGGTGTTTGAGCGTCCGCGAGAACCTTTGGGGAACATTACTTATTATAGATATTTATTTAGAACAGAGCCACACGGCCCATGCGCTTGCGGGTAGTTATACGCTTCTTGGCCGGCATCTTGTGGGGGCGAATCTTGGCTGGCACCGAGGACATGTTCTTGATGAGCGCACCCTGGTAGTAGCGAGCCTTGCGCTGGTACAGCTTCTTGTCACCGTTGCGAATCACGTAGCTGCCGCGGCTCGTCTTGAAGAAAACGCGACCACCCTTGTTGGCGTAGTTGGTGCTGGTCATAGCCTGGGTCTTGCGCTGGCGACGGGGGCCAATCTTGCGCGTGTACTTGCGCTTGGCAGCCTTGGGCGGGCTGGGGGTGGCTGGCTTCTTCACCTCACGGGTCACCTTCTTGCCCTTGACCACGCGGGTGTAGACCCAGCGGGTACCGGTCCAGCGCAGGCTGACGCGGTTGGTCTTGGTCAGCTCGTGACCGGTCGTGTTGTACAGAGTTCCTGATGGGACGGATGGCATTTTAATATTTCCTGATATTTTTTTCCAGGACCCTGATAGAAGTCCAGTACTTCTGATGGTCGGGCTCCAGGACAGGGTGCAAGCCCTCCTGAGCACACATAAACCTGAAGAATCTTTCTATGTTTTCGACCTCGGTCAGGTTAAACAGGCGTACAAAGAGTGGACGCGGGTATTCCCGACCATCCGTCCATTCTACGCAGTCAAATGTAACCCTAACAAGAGGGTACTCAAGACCCTTGCACGGCTCGGTGCGTCGTTCGACTGTGCAAGTCCAGTGGAGATTGAGACGGTTCTGAGTTTGGGTGTCACTCCGGACCGCATCATCTACGCAAACCCCTGTAAACATCCCGGGGCTATCAAGTACGCGGCGGAACGTGATGTCTGCATGACCACCTTCGACTCACTCTGCGAATTGGAGAAAGTGCATAAAATTGCTCCAGGTATGCAGCTCGTCATCCGGATCCGTGCAGACGACCCGACCGCACAGTGTGCACTCGGGAACAAGTACGGAGCAGAAGAAGATACCATCGAGGAACTCTGTAAGCGAGCCTGTGAGCTGGGCCTCAGTATTGTCGGCGTGTCGTTCCACGTCGGCAGTGGCGCCCGGGACACCTCTGCTCATGCTCGTGCCATAGAAAAATCTTTTGAAACTTTTCAGCTGGCCAAGGCCTATGGGCACACACCATGGCTGCTCGACATTGGGGGTGGGTTCACTTCTGATATTACAAATTTTTCAGAAAAAATAAACAAAAAACTTTTTGAATTATTCCCTGAGGTGACAGTGATTGCCGAGCCGGGTCGGTACATCGCCGAGAGAATAGGCACACTCGTGACACCGGTTATTGGTGTCAAGGGTGAGTCGCTGACCATAGATGAATCTCTGTATGGTGCGTTCAACTGTATTTTGTTCGACCATGCCAAGCCAGAACCTCTTGTGATATCTGAAAAAATAAAAAAAAATAAAATTCTTTTTGGGTGTACCTGTGACGGTATGGATACCATCTCGACCAGTATCCAACTGCCCGACATGGAGGTTGGTGACTGGATTATATGGCCGCGGATGGGTGCCTATACCCTAGCAGCCACGACAGCCTTCAACGGTATCCAGTTTAACAAAAGAAAAATTTATTATTTTTAGCGTGCGGCAGTGGCAGTACGACCCCCTCCTCGATTGTTGTTGTTGCGATTTCTTTTACGTCCAGACAAAACACGTGCAATTGTCCCGGCACCACGACTTCTATGGGTTCTTGCGCGACGCAGTGTAAATGCAGCTATTAAATGCTGTATAGTTTGATTAAGCTGGTTCGCTGCTCCTCCCTGCCCACCAGCGCGCAGAGCCTGTGAGAGTCTTCTAAGCATATTCACCTGCTGGTTAAATCTCATATTATTGAAATTAGGCATTAGTTAAAGTATATAGACAAAATAAAATTATAATGGCCCTCAATGTCAATAAGCTGACTGACAATGCGATTGTGCCCGAGCGCTCGGGCTGCGGATACGACATCTTTTCTGCCGATGCTTACCTCGTTCTACCTGGCCACAGGGTGGTTGTCTCTACAGGAGTCTCTGTGGAGCTCCCACCCGGAACCTATGGTCGCATTGAGTCTCGCGCTGGATTGGCCGTAAAGCACGGCATCACAGTGGGCGCGGCTGTCGTCGACCCTGACTACAAGGATGAGCTCAAAGTGGTGCTCTTCAACCACGACACGCGCAACCCATACGTCATCCGCCCAGGTTATCGCATTGCCCAGCTCATTGTCCAACCATTTGTTCAGTGAGTTAAAAGCAAAGACACAAAATAGATTAGGATGTTTGTTCCGCGTACTCTGACTCAGCGCGCATATGCCATTTGCCTGGACAACCCCCGGGTCCCTGTTGTCATCGGCACTGGCCCTGCCGGCACTGGTAAGACCCTGTTTGCGTGTCATGTAGGTGCACAGAAGCTTCGGGAGGGGGATGTTAAGCGCATCGTGATGACGCGACCGGCTGTCAGTGTTGACGAGCAGCACGGGTTTCTGCCCGGTACGCTCGAAAACAAGATGGACCCGTGGGTTCGCCCGATGGTTGACATCATGAGCAACTACTATTCACAGAAAAAGATTGACGAGATGTTGTACGAGCGCGTGATTGAGATTTGCCCACTGGCGTACATGCGCGGCCGTACCTTCGACCACGCGTGGATTATGGCTGACGAGATGCAGAACTCGACACCCAATCAGATGCGCATGGTACTGACACGCATCGGACAGGGGTCTAAGATGGTTGTGACGGGTGACGTTGAGCAGCACGACCGCGGCTTTGAACAGAATGGCCTCTGGGACTTGATTTCGCGTGTCGACCCTGACAACGAGCTCATCAACGTGATCCAGTTTGGCCCGTCTGATATTCAGCGCAACAAAGTTATCAAACAAATTCTAAAGTTGTATCAGTGACGACTGTTAAGCTTTTGCATGTTCTTCATGATTTGTCCAAACTGTATCGCCATTTTTTTCGCCGGTGTAAACGTAACAGGCTGACTCAGGTTTCTGAGCGCGGTCGTGGCAATAATCTCGTTTGTACCCTTGTTATTTAGTTTCGGAGGAACAAATGGCATTTAATATTAATTGGGAAAATATTCCCGTGGCTCCATAGCACAATCGGATAGTGCACCAGCCTTCTAAGAAAACGGAGAGTGTGTGAGCTGGAGGTTGCGGGTTCGACCCCCGCTGGAGTCGAGCTAAAGAAATAACGCAAAATAAAAGTAGATGACAATTTTCCAAGCGGTTGCATGGGATGGACAGGACAATGAAGACGAGCAATACCAGGTCAGAACTTTTGGCCGGTGTGCCGACGGCAGGTCCGTGTGCCTTACAACCGAATGGAATCCTTTTTTGTATGTAAAATTGCGCCCCAGTCACAGCTTCGAGGGTTTGCGCCGCGAGCTCGAGCGGCGTGTCGTGGCCATGACAGAGGTGCGCGCCAAGGACCTGTGGGGCTTTCAGAATAACCAGATGTCGCGCTTCGCCCGCCTTGAGTTTCGAACGCACAGGGCTATGCGCTCTATGTATTACTATCTCGAGCGCAATGACGTGGATGGGTATGGCAGGCTCAAAGTGTACGAGGCGAACATAGACCCTGTTCTGCGCTTCATGCACCTGACCCACATCGCGAGCACGGGCTGGCTGGATACTGGCAGGTGTGAGCCAGACTACTCGACCCGGTGCGACATCAACCTCAAGTGCCCTGACTGGAAACAGCTCCGACCAGTCGCCCGCGATGACGTGGCACCTTTCCGGGTCATGTCGCTCGATATCGAGTGTTACTCAGAGTCTGGCAACTTCCCGGACGCAAACAACGCCCCGGACTGTGTGTTTCAGATTGCCATGACGACCAAGGCGTTTGGCTCGCTCGAGTACACTGACAAGACGTGCCTCAAGTATCCGTGCGACTACCCGACCGAAAAGGCGTTACTGGTTGCGTTCCAGCAGCACCTGGTCAAGCTCGACCCTGACATCATCACCGGCTGGAACATCTTCGGGTTCGACCTCGAGTATTTACTCACTCGCGCTATGAAAGCGGGAGTCCCTCCGGATGCGCTGGTATGGGGCCGTGTCGAGGACGAGCCTGTAAATCTCGTGACTAAGAATCTGTCGAGCAGCGCGCTCGGCGACAACCTGCTCAAGATGGTGCCTATGAAAGGCCGGTATGTGTTCGACCTCTTCCAAGATGTGAAGCGTGAGCACAAGCTCGAGAGCTACAGCCTCAATAACGTCTCGAAACACTTTCTGAGTGACCAGAAGATTGACATGCCGGTCAAAGAGATGTTTGCGGCGTTCAGGGCTCGCGACCCCGAGCGGCTCGCACTGGTCGCCGAGTACTGTATCAAGGATACTGAGCTGCCGCACGCCCTGATGGAGAAACTGTGTCAGCTGCAGAACCAGATTGAGATGGCCAAGGCGTGCTGGGTGCCCTTGAGCTACCTGTCAGAGCGAGGCCAGCAAATCAAGGTGTTTTCGCAGATGGCGTACAAGGCTCGCGAGCTCAAATTTATGATTCCGACCATCAAGCCACCACCGGGTGACGACAGTAAGTATCAGGGCGCGACTGTCCTCGAGGCGCGTACCGGAGCTTACTACTCACCCATCACAGCGCTCGACTTTGCCTCTCTGTACCCGAGCATCATGTGCGC